TACGGATTGCTATAATTTCTTTCAGTCGCTGCCGTCACTGAGAACGACAACCCCGTCGCCCGCGAGATCGTCAAGCCCGACGCAACCGCGACCTGCGCCGTCTCCAGTCCCGCCGCGACGAGCACCACGGCGGCGTTGGTCCCGGCCGCTCGCCCGCCCTGCACGTTGTTGTCGTAATCGAAGTCGAAGGCCACGGATGTCACGCTGATCGCACCGGCAATGTCAGCATCGCTGTTGTTCTGGACGATGATCGCCTGCGGGCTCGGGTACGGATTCAGCCGCACCGTCACGCTCTGGTTCGTTTCCGTCGTGCCGACCGCCGACCCGTCGACCTTCGTCACGGTGTAGTCGGCGCTGGGCGTGGTCTCGACCGTCACGCGGAACAAGCCGTTGTTCGCCGCTTGCGCGAACCCGGAGATCAGGATGTAATCCCCAACCGCCATGTCGGGCAGCGTGCCTTCCAGGTCGTAGGTCGAGCCCGCGTTACCCACGCAATCACGGTCCGCGTTCGTCGAGATCGCCGTGTACTCGAAGAACAGCCAGTACTCGCCGTCCGTGTCGTCCACGAGCGCCTGGTTGAACCCGAGGTTTCCCGCCGCCACGAACGGATAGTTGCGTGTCGTGCCGCCGCTGTCCACGAAGAACAGGTTGTTCGTGTCGTTCGCGTCGAACCCCTCGACGAGCACGCCCGACCCCCCGCCGTTGGGATTCGTCGGCGTAAACGTTCCGAACTTCAGGTCGGGGCCGACGAACACCGCCAGATCGTCGGCGGTCCGCCCGTTGACCGCCCCGGAGGTTGAGTCAATATCCGCGTCCTGCCGCAGCAGGTAATGGACCTTCTCGTAGATCTCGGTCTTTGACGCCACGATCGGCGTGGCCCGCTGCATCGTGAATGAGAGGCCGCTTTCGGTCCCGGTCAGCGCCACGGTCAGTGTGATCTCCAGCGTGCCGGCGTTGTTCACGGGCGTCCCCGAGATCGTGTGCGTGCCCTGGTCCGTGCCCTCGTGGATAATCAACGTGCCGCCGGCATAGTCGGCCAGCGCCTCACCTGTGCCCAGCGACAAACCCGCCGAGGTGACCAGCGTCGTCGTGTTACTGGCACCGTTCTCGCGCGAGTACGTCCCGACATCGACGAGGATGCCGAAGTTGCGCTTGACTGCGCTGTCCACCTCGCGGTTGTACGCCGCCGACAGATAGCGCAGCCGCACCTCGGTGTACGGCTCGTTCGCGGCGATGTTCGCGTCCGTCTCCGCGACGTCCAGGTCGGTCGCGTTCGCCAGCGGGAACTTGATGACCTTCGACGCCACGCCGGTCTCGCCGGCGTTCGCGAGCGTCGCCTGCTGGAACGTCTTGCCGTTCGGGTCGGCATCGCGCACGCGAATGAACGTCGTGAAGGCGTTGTCATTGTCCACGGCCAATTGGGCCGCCGTGTCGGCCCCCGTCGCGAACGGCGTGCCCGTGACCGTTAGCGTCAGGGCTGCGACGGCGGTGAGGACAAACGACCCGTTGTTCTGTCCCTGTGTCGCTGCGCGGATGGTCACCTGGCCGCCGACCTGGTAGCCGTCATCGACGAACGACCCGGTGGCGCGCGTGATCGTCGAAGTACTCGCAAAGGTGCAGGTCGGCGGGTTCCCGAACTCGCGGAAGTACTGGACCGGCTCGTTGACCGGGCCGGCAAACTGGTAGTCGACGGCCGCCGCAAGGTCCGCCGCGTCCGTGCCGAACCGGAAATACGCGAGATCGTTCACCAAGTCCTCGAAAGTGCCCAGGGTGCTGACGTTGAAAAACTTGAGGATCGTGTTCCCGTTCGCGTCAATCTCGTCCCAGCCCGCGTTACGGTACAGCCGCCGCGTCTTGATCACCGCCGGACTCGCCACATCGTCGGCCGGCACCCAGCCGTTGAAGTTCCCCGACGGGTCGACGCCGAACTGCCACTGCCCGGCGGCGAACGAGATGCCGATCATCGGGAACGGCGCCGCGCCGATCAGGAAGGCGTCCGACTTCCACTCCTCCTTCGCGAACGAGTGAAACGCCAGCATCGTCACGCCATCGGTCGACAGTGCGCCCTTCTCCAGTAGGTAAATCTTCCGGGCCGCCGTGTCGAAGTGGACGTTCTTCTTCGTCGCATTCGTCCCGAAGACCGTCACCGCCTCGGCGCTTCCGGCCTGCGGGGCCGAGCCTGTAATCTTCGTCACCGTGATCGACGATGTTGAGGGGGTGCCGCCGGTCTCGACGTACAGGCCATTGTTCACGGGGTTACTGTGGTCGCGCACCTCCACGAAGTCTGCTGCGGTGATCGCCGGCAGTCCGGCGCCCGCACTCGTGACGGCGACCTCGTTGCCAGTCGGCGTGCCCCAGACGGCATCGGTGACCGCGGTCGTCGCGCCTTGCGACAGGGAATCGGGATCGGTGATCATGGCCATGGTGACGCCTCTTCTTCTGTTTACTCGTTCGGAATATTCTCGCGCGTGCGCGCTCTCACGATGTTGCCCTCACCGTCTCGCTCCACGACTGTGACGCGCTCAACCCTCGGCGGTGGCGCTGCGGGCACTGTGACTTGAACCGCGCCTTTTGCGATCGTGACGTCTGCGGGCTTCACGTTCACCGTCGACGGCTTTGCTGCAGCGACCTCGACATGCACGGCCCCTTTCTGGATCGTGACCGATGGGGGCTGCACGTCGACCCGCGCCCCTTCCACCGTCGTCCGCGCATCCACCTGGACCGCGCCTTTGTCCAGCGTGACCGGCGTCGACGTCGAGATGTTGATCGTGGGCGGTTCCTTCACGTCGACCAGTCGCCGACTGAACCACTCGTCAACGCTGTTGCCCTCATCCATGGCGAGCGCTGCCAGCTCGTCAGCTTCGAAGCGCTCCCATTCGTCCCCGCCGTCATCGGCCAACTTGGCGGCCCCTCGCGTTTCAAATTCTGATCCGTGCTGCGCCGCGTAGCCGCGGGCCACGGTCGGGTTCAGCCGCATCGTCTTGGCGACGAACTGTGCGTGTTCGGCGAAGAAGTCCCGCAGGCTGGCCTGCCAGCCCTCGACGTCGTCAGCGTGCTTGCGCGCCAGCTTCTCGACCGCGACCCGCTCGCGCCGGACGCACCGCGCGGCGTGGTCATGCCAGGCAAGGGTCGCCTTGAGCGCTGCCCGGGTCCCGAAGCCAGAAGTCGCGCCTTCGCGGCTGCCCCCGCCCGCGGCCTTCCCGGGTTGGAAATCCTGCTCGGACAGCCGATCAAGCGCCGGGTCCGGGTTCATGTTCAGCGCCAGCCGCGCTTCCGAGGGCCGCATGACGCGGTTGCGAATCAGCTTTTCCATGTAGGTCGCCTGGGTGTCGAAATCGCCCCGCAATAGCGCCGCGAGCTGGAATTCAACGAGGTACGTGTCCTTCGCGACGATGAGATCGCGCTGCATCGCCTGTTCAATCAACACTGCAATCGGGCGGAGGCACGTGATGACGTAATCGAGCGAGGCCTGGATCTGCGAGTTGTAGCTCGTCGAGCCCGCGATGCCCAGCTTGTGCGGCGGGATCCGGAGCAGGCGCGCCACTTCGCGCGCGCCCCATTCTCTCGCAAGCATCATCTGGGCTTTCTCGGGTTCGACGCCGAGCTTGGCGATCGTGATGTCGTCCGGAACGAGCATGAGGCCGAAGGAATTTTCGACACCTGTCGCGTAACGAGTGATGGAAGCATGCAGCCGATCCTCGGTCTCCTGATCCAGCTCGCCGCTCTTGTAGGTGGCCACGGCGGCGGCGGCCATCCCCGATTTGAAGAACTTGCCGGCAGCGCGTTCGGCGGCCAGCGCGCTGCCGATCGCGTCCGAGCCCATAGTGACCCGGGACATGCCAGAGAGGCCCCCATCGAGCGAGAGGCCGCGGATGACGAACATCTCGTCTTGGGTGAGATAACGCGGCGGACCGCCGTACTCCTCCAGGCGGTACCGCAGGCGCCCTGACAACGGGAGCCGTTCGGGTCGGACGCGATCAGGGTGACGTGGCAAGAGCTGGTCGATCGAGTTCGACGGGCCTGGCCGGATCTCGGCGTAGGCGTTCTCGCGGAGGAGGAGCTGCGCGACGAGGCTGAGCATGAACTCGGCGGCGGTCTGCCAGGGGTTCGGCTGGTAGCGGAGGCGGTAGGCCAGCCCACCGATGCCGCCGTCCGAGGAAAAGCTGCCGCCACGAATCCGGTCCTTGCCGCCATCATCCCGGAGCTTGAATGTCTGGCACGGCAGCGTCGCGAGGTCGAACGCGATCATTGAGACGCCGCTGTACATCGCCGACAGCGACATCGCCAGATCCGGCGTCACGGTGATGCCGGACGTCGAGAGCGAAGAGATCCAGAGCGACGGCAGGGGGTCCCCGCCCCAGAAGGCCGTCGTGTAATCGCCCATTGGGGTCGCGTGGAGGCGCGCAGGCGCCGTGACCGAGGACATCCGTTGCAAGAGTCCCATCAGCCTTTCCTCCGCTTGGGTACCGAGGCCTCAGCACCCGGCCGGCCGACGAAGGGTCGCCGCTCCGGCAGAACCATCCAGAGCAGGACCAGCCCGGGCACCGTGAGCGCGCCGAACCCGAGCCAGGGCCAGATCCCCGCCGTGGTCAAGCCCAAGGCGACCGCCAAGAGCACCTCGTCGACGCCGACGGCCTGACGGAGAGCCCTCCAGAGCGCGGTCATGGATACACCTCCGCGGGCGCCGGCGCGATGGCCGGCACCCAGCCGGCTTTGGTCCAGATTTTCGGCATGCGGCTGGCCCGCTGGCGCGTCGATTCAGGCATCGCCATGGCCCGGCTCCAGGCCGTGAAAAGCGCCGACATCGGGTCGATCTTGTTGTGCGAGTCCTTCCCGCCAGCCTTACGCGGGAAAATCTCACCTTTGTGGTTGCGGGCCACCACGATATTGCTCGCGGCCCAGGTCAAGACCGGATCGCCAGGATGCTGAAAGCGGCGCTCAAGCACGGCCGCCTCAACATCCTGCAGAACTGGGTTGAGGATGTCCACGCTCTGATTTACCGTGATCACGGGCGGCTTGCGGCCCAGACGTTCCGCCAGGCGCTGCCCCATCTGTGCGGCGAGCGCCCGGTCAAAGCACACCTCTTGGACGTGCGGCAGCGTCTCGCACCAAGCGCCGATGTCCGTCTCGATACGCGTGTAATCGGTTGCGTTGCCGGGAGTTGCGATGAGATAACCAGATCGCACCCAGCCTGAATACTGGGCGATTGGCGACCGATCGACCGTTTCGGCAGGCAGATAGAACCGGCCGAACGCGGCGTAGCGGCGTCCCTGGGCTCGAAAGAGCGCTACGATGGCCGCGATGTCCCTGACCTCCGAGAGGTCAACGCCGATCCAGCATGGAAATGCCAGCCAGGCCTCAATCGACGCGGTCGCTTTCGGCGCGGCGCAGTGGTGCCACGCCTCCATCGGCATCCAGCTCGTTTCACCTTTCACCCAAACGTTCAGGTGTTTGGTCAGAAAGTTGTTGACGGCCGCCGGCGAGTGGCGAGCCTTCAGGGCCTTGCGAGCCAAGTCGCCCGGATCGACACTGACACCGAAGTTCGGATTCGCCTTCCGCCAACTCGCCTCGGCTTTCCAGTCGTCGTCCTCGTCGATCGCGTATTCGATGCCAAAGAACGTCTCGTCGCGGATCCCGCGCTCGAGGATGCGCCGCTGGTAGGTTAGGACCTCGTAACAGATCCCCGCGATGTCCGCACCAGCGGTGCTGATAGCCCAGATCAGGGGTTCTTCGCGGGCGCCGGTTGCCGTCTCAATTACGTCCCAGACCTGGCGGGTGCGGTGGGCGTGCAGTTCGTCGATGATGGCGGTCGAGACGTTCAACCCATCGAGGTTGTGAGCGTCGGAGGAGAGCGGCTCGAACTTGCTGGCCGTAGCCTCGATGGTCATCGCCTTCGCGCCGACATGCACGCCGAAGAACTCGCGGAATTGCGGCGAGCGGCGGGCCATTTCCTGCGCGATGCCGAAGACGATCTTCGCCTGGTCGCGCGTGGTCGCGGCCGAGTAGACCTCGACACCGCTGTCGCGCGCCGCGCTGAACTGGTAGTTTCCCACGGCGGCTGAGATTGTCGACTTCGCATTCTTCCGAGGCACGAGAACGAGGACGGTTCGGAAGCGACGTAGGCCATCGATGTCGCGCACCCAGCCAAAGACCGTGGTCAAGATCCAGATTTGCCAGGGCTCGAGGTGAAGCGTAGCCCACCGCCACTCGCCATTGACGAGCCGCTGTTTCGCCTTCGGCCCTTTGATGTGCGGCATCAGCTCGACAGCCTGACAGATCGCAATCGCGCGTGCCGGAGCGAACCGATAGGGAAACCCGCGTTTGCCGGCCCGTTTCCGGTCACGCGCATTCCGGTCGCAGGCCAGCCGCACCCACCGGCAGGCCGGCACATCGCCCGCGCGGACCTCATCCTCGTACATACGCGCGATCTGCAGGTAATCGCGCGATCGGGCGGGCGGCAGCGTACCTACCGGTCGACGACGGTAGACCATGGATTTGCCGGACCTTTCGCTTTCCGCTCGACGATGGGTTTCCCGAATGGCATCACGCCGAAGTTTTTCATCTGCGTCTCGAGGCGTTGTACGAGACCCCGGTGATGAGCGCACAACGGGTGCGACTTCAGTTCTTGGTGTTCCTGCCCGGCGCCGTCAACCATCACTTTCACGAACGTCCAGCCGTCGTGCTCAATCTGGTCGAGAACGCTCTGTTCCATGACGATGAGCTTGCACAGGAGCGCGAACGCACCGGCCGTGCGTGTGGTCAGCGTTCCGGCGTCGATCGCGTGCGGCGCGTAGAGGCACCAAATGTCTTGTTGACCAGTAGGCAATGACTCGGGTGGCTGTTGCAACGATGAAACGTCTGGTGCCAGGACCTGAGGTGACACCTTTCGGCTCGCTACAACATGCAGCGGTGTCCGCGGTTTTCGTCCCGATCCGACCCGTGCGCCCCCGCGCGGCATTAGGCAACAACCTCTTCCATGTCTGGCATGAACTTCGCCGCACCGCGCCGGCTATTGCATCCGAAGTGCGCTGCTCGGAGATTGAAATCTTGATCGGACCCGCCGCAAGACAACGGCAGAACGTGATCAACGGTACCGGCAAAACGCTGTGGTGATGTGAACGCAGGATCGATCGGCCCGCCGCAAATCCAACAAACCCAGCCGTCACGTTCACATATTTCGCGCCAACGGCCCACCTTTTGTCGACCTCTAACCAGGCGAAGAGCTTTTTGCCGCGCAGCAGAAGCACGCTGGCGGCGCTTCCGCACTGACTCTCGCTTAAATGGATTCTTCTGCGTCACCCGAATCCACTCAACGGCGCAGGCGAAGCTGCAGAACCTGCCCTTGCGTCTCTTTAGCTGAGTGCCACACCAATCGCAGGACTTCCGCGGTAACAGCGGTTGGCGGCAACCGACACAGAAACGAGGCTGTCGCTTTGATGAGCGCCCTGCCTTTCGAAGCCACAAAAACCCATGGTGACAACGAGCACATCCCAATTCGATCAAGCGAGCCGGAACCTTCTTTCGTCCAGCCCCGCCGCGACGAATTGGGGCGCCTCGCGCCCTTCGCTGCGCGGCACACTTCGCGAGGATTTGTTTTCGGTTGCGTTCGTAGTAGGTCGGCTCTGTTGTCATGGACTGTTTGAATTTAAAATTTCAGAGCTATGAAACGGTGCTCACGCGTTCCCGAGGCCTATGCGGTTTTTTCCGGCCGCTGGCGCAACAATCTAGACCCAATATACCCATCTCACATCGCCAGTCGGCACATTCACACGCTTCCCGCTCGCTGCTGCTCACGCATGGTCTTCGCGCTGTGGCACGAGCGGCACAGCAGTTGGAGGTTGAGCGGATCCCAGAAGCACGCGGCATCGCCGCGGTGAGGCTTGATGTGATCCCGCTCGAGCCTGTCCGTTATGAGCCGGCCGTCGGCCTGGCACTGGCTGTCCGTCGTCAGGGGCGCGCCGGGGAGCCTGGCCCCGCACGCCGGCAAGATGTCGAGGGCGATGAGCTTGTCGAAGTACCCGGCCCGGTGCGCGGCCCAGCGGGCGTCATAGCCGCGAGAGGCGGCGCTCCCCCGTCGCTGGTCGTAGCGGCGCGCGTGCGCCTCGCAGCGGCTCCCGCCAGAGACGAGGGCGGGACAGCCGGGCTCACGGCAGGGGCGAAGGGGCGCGTCGGGCATTTGGACTCTCTCGACGCTGCGGAGCAACACTGTCAAGGAAGCTCGTGCCTGCGCACCGGCTTCTCTGAGTGGATTGACGACGACGGCGACGGCGTTGGTCTTCGCCATGGCCAATCTTATCTTGAGACGAAACCCGGTGGATTTTCCTGGGCTGGCCCCGAAACGAAAAGAGCCGGCACGCCGCAGGACCTGATGGTCTCGTGCGGGGTGCCGGCTCCTCATCCCTCGGCCAGCGTGAGCGCCTCGTTTCCGCGTAACTATAACACGACTGACGACGTTAGCGCATGGGAACCGCCTCCGCGCGGCGCACGCGCAACCGCTGTTTCCGCTTGATGTTCACTTCCGCATCGACTGGCCCGCCCGCGCCCGGCCGGAAGTAGAGCTGCACTTCGAGCCGCGCGAGATCGTCGGCGGTGTCAATCTCGGCCCGGCGCGCGTCGATGAGCGCCGCGAGGACGCGCTGGACTTCGTCGGTGCGACTCATAGTTGCCTCGTCGATCGTCTACTACTCGCCACGGCGGATCTCACCACAGGTGCGCGCAATCTCCGTCGCCACGAACCACGCCTTCCCCCATCGCCACGAGGCAATGCCGTAGTAGTCGTTCCCGTGCGCGTAGATGTCCGCGAACACGCTCAGCCAGATCCACCACAGGGGTTGCTTCACAATCGGATCGCGCCAGCCCATCTACGTCTCCAGTTGCCGCAGCCTCCGCTCGGCGTCCATCCGGTTGAGCCCATGCTCGAGCTTCTGAGGCAGCCTCTCTGTCCTCATTCGGCTGGCCTCGCGGCGCGCCCGGGCGGTAAACTCGTCGTCGCGGCAGCCGGCCCACCAGCTTGAGGCCGGCGGGTCGGGCCGGGCGCTGACGATGATCGGTTCGTCGGGGTGGTGTTCCTGAAACGTGCGTGGCAAGGGATCGCCATGCCGCTTCAACCCGGAAGCAATTTTGAATTTCTTCGCTATGGTGTTACTCCTTGCTCGGTTCGAGCGTTGTCAGCCGCGATAGGCTTCGATGAACGCCGCCGCGACTTGCGGGACGATGGCATTACCAAAAGCGCCAAGGCTATTCCGCAGCCAATCCACGTCATCGGGTATCCCATCAGCCAGTTCGACAGCTTGGGGTGTCGTTGTAGTAGGCACGCATGGCATTTCACGCCTCCATATCCGGCGCGCCCGGGCAGTCATCGCCCACGTCACGGGTGAGAAACGGCATGTGGAGCCTCCTGGGGAAGTCGATAGTGCGCGACGTGTTCGGGCTTGAGGTAACCGTGGTCGAGCAACCAGGCGATAACGGCGTCCACCCCACCCGTGACGTGAGCGATGCCGGCGGCGCGGCAGCAGTCGCGGAAGCGAACCTGATCGGGACGGAGCCGGCCGCCGGAGGCCTTGACTTCGACGACGAGGAGCACGCGTCCGCCGTCGGAGGCCGGGAGAAACGCCAGAAGATCGGGGAGCCCTGGCGCCTGGTTTGTACCCTGGTAGTCGGAGCGGCGGCGCGTCGTGCCGAGCGTCCACACGTCGCTACCGAGCGTCCGCAGGAGTCGGACGATGTGCGCTTGCTCGGCGCGCTCAGGCTGGCGGCGCTTACTCATCGTCCTCCCCGGGTTCGCGGACGCGCCCAGGCGCGGCCGGCAACTCGCTCGCCCCCAACCGAGAGAAAATCTCGTCGTCCCGATCGGGCCCCGCCGCGGCCATCCGCCCGTCGAACGGCAGGTCCTTCGCAAGGTCAGCGAGCGGCACCGCTGAAGAGGGTGGGCGGACGCGCCCCCGGCGGCGCATGGTCAGATCCCAGTCCTGTGTCGGGACCTCGCGCGACGGCGGGCTCGGGGCGGCGTCCATCTCGGCGTGGTTCACCGGCTGGTCGGCGCAGACGGGACAGCGCGGCTTACGGATTCGCGCCTCGGCGACGTAGCGCGCGAGCATCGGCGTGCCCTCGGGGATACGACGCGCCGCACACGGGACACGTCCACGCCACTACACGCACCTCATGACCTTCGCGCCGCTCAATCGCGTGAACACGAAGCACCAACACGGGCTCGTCGGCACAGATCCAACAATGGAGAACCGCCATCACGTTCCCATAGAGGCCGCCCGAAATAACCCTCCGGCCGCATCTTGTTCCGCGCGTTGAAGGTTTCTCACGGCAAGCCGGAAGTAACTCGCCTTCAATTCGCACCCGATAAACCGACGGCCGAGCTTCACGCTTTGATAGCCTTCACTACCAATCCCCATAAACGGCGAGAGCACGGTTTCCCCTGGATTTGAGTAGAGCTTGATACATCGGTCGATGGTCCCAAGTTGGAGGGGGCACACATGCTTCTCGTCATCAGCGCTGCGACCTTCGGCCACCTGAAGCGTGTCTGTTTCCCGAATACCCAACCAAATCCCATGCGCCCATTCGATCCAGGTCTCGTTGTCAATTTCGCCGTTCGCCACCGGCATGACTGGCCGGGTGTTCTCTCCCGGAGCCTTAAACAACAACACCTGGTCAATGAGCGCCGGGCGAGAATCGGTCGAGTCCTTCCGGAGCTGCACAAACAGCAGCGCCTTGCTCTTGACGCGAATCGCCTGCGCTTGCGGATTCTTTTGCACGAACGCTCGGCCGATAAACTGCCACCCTTCCCGCTCATAGCACCGAATGACTTCGCCGGGGAAATCCCGAACACCAATGAACCCATCTCGGGATTGCATGGCCGGAATGTCACTTGTATGTACACACGTAATCCGGCCCGGCTTTGTCACGCGCAAAACCTCGCGCACAAGGAAGGCGTAGTGTTGGAAGAACTCGTCCCATCCGCGCGAGTTCCCGAGGTCGCGCGGAGAATCCGTGTAGGTAAATAAGTCAGCGAACGGCGGGGAATACACGCTCAGGTCAATCGACGCATCCGATAATTCGCGCAATCGCTCACACGAATCCCCTTGCATCGCCGTCCATGTCCCCCCTTGTTCTGTGCGCGATTCAATCGCATGAGCCTGCGCTGTTCTGTTCTGCAACTCGTCCTCCTCGTACGTGCGGACCTGTTCAATGAGCCGGGCGCGCAGTCGCCTGGCCATCGCATCCTTCCGCATAATGTTCTGGTAAATCTCGGACTCGTGCTCGGACAGGATGACGTGAACATCTACAGGGGATTGCTGGCCAAACCGCCACATCCGCCGACAACACTGATACCACAGCTCCCACGAGTCATTGAGGCCAAGAAAAACCATCTTGTGGGCCTGCTGGAAGTTTAAGCCAAACCCAGCAATGCGGCCCTTCGTGACCATCACGCGGAACTTCCCATCTTGAAACGCCTCGAATGTCTCGGCCTTGTACTCGGGCGAGTCGCTTCCACACACTTCAACCGCGCCGGGAATTGCCGCGGTCGCCGCCTTGCTTTCGGCGTCCAATCCGCACCAAATAACCCACTGGTCAGAGCTGTTCAACACAAGCGCCTTAAGCGCATCAAGCCGAGTCTCAAGCGTGGCACGTCTCACGCTCGACCGATTCGCGATGCCGCGCAGTTTCGTGAAGAACAGCTGTCCGTCCATCGGGCCGTCATCCGTCGTGATAAACTGCGGCCGGATGTTCATTGGGGGCAGCACAAACCCGTCGTCCTGATAGCCGAGGTCCGATGGTGTCGTACCACTCACGGCCCACGACGCGAGCCAGTGGAAGAATGGTACTTCTGCCGAATGCTTCAACCGCCATTCCTGGCCGGATTTGTTACTACCCTTTTTGCGATAGGCCACATCATTGATGAAGAACGTGTGCTCCTTATTCGCGTTGATGAAGAACATCGAACGCATCTCAGCTTCTGTACAAATCCCGAGAAATTCAGCATGCGTGCCGAGTTCGACGTGGTCGTTCGGGGCTGGCGTCGCTGTGCAGCAGAGCCGATACGGGGTTGCCGCGAACATCGTTGTCACGAGCCGGCGCGTGTGACCAGCAAGCGCCTTGAGAATGGAACTTTCGTCGAGCACGACTGCCCCAAATGCTGACGCGTCGAAATGCGACAGCATCTCGTAATTGGTGATGTTGATACCCGCGATAATGTCCGCTCCGGTCCGTGTGTAATGGACGCTCGTTCCTAGTTTCTTCGCTTCGCGCACCGTCTGACGCGCTACCGACAGCGGCGCGACAATGAGCGACGGGACAGCCAAGATCCGCGCCCATTCGAGTTGAATGAACGTCTTCCCGAGGCCGCATTCCAGAAACACAGCCGCACGGCCCTTACGGAGCGCCCATGCGACCACGTCCCGCTGGAACTCGAACAGGATCGGGTTGATGTCGTCAAGGCAGACATCGACACCAGATAGCTTCGCTTCAATGCGTTTCGATTCTAGAAAACTTTCGTAGCCGTTCATTTATCTCACCAGGCTCCAGTAGCCGCACGCTCACCCGTAAATCCGCTTCAGGTCCGCGGCCCGCTTTGCCAGAACGGGGTCAACCGCGGGCGTCGACGCCACGTTCAACGGCTCGTCCTCCCAGCGCCCCTGATTCAGCCACGTCGTCGGATGCGGGATAAACGCACCGCCGTCCTTGTGCCACTGCGAACTCTCAGCTTGCTTCGCCACGGCCGAGAGGATTGTCTCGACCAGCCCATCGTCAGGATTCAGCAATCGCCATTTCGTCCACGCCGCTTTCTTCCCGACCTTGCGCGGATAGGCGGACCAGAACTTCTCGAAGTCGTCAGACGTCTCACCCTTGCTTTTGATCTTTGTATCTGCTTCTGCTTCTGCTTCTGCTTGTGTCAACACTGTAGACTTGTCGGATACATTGTTGACATTTGTTGACGGCTTTTGCTTCCGCCGGTATTCCTGCTGCTTCACGCGGAGGTACTCGCGCCGCTCGTCAGCGTTCAGCTTGGCCCGGTATTTCGCGTGATTCAGGAGTCGCCAGCCGCCATCGATGGCTTCAATCCGGCGGCCCTCGTACTCTTTCGAGCGGGAGTCCTTGTCCGGGGCCATCAGATGCGACAGCGCCCGCTCGCATTCCTGACGGCTCACACGGGCAAACGTGGCCAAGCCAGGGACAGACGCCTCAGCGACCCCGTCTTTGTCCGCCATTGCCAGGAGGGTGATCCAGACAATCCGCGTGGCCATGTCGGCCTCCCAAATCGTAGAGGCCAGGATGGAATTAAACAGCTTTGTGTAGCCGGCCATCGATAGCATAATGTATCACACCCGTCAACAAACGTAAACAGATTTACTACTCCACCCGCCCGCGGTCGAGCGCCATCCGGGTTACTCCGCCCTCGTCAGCCGATACTCGGTAATCCGCACGCGCTTCCCGCTCGCCAGCACCACTGTGACATACCGCGGCGGCCCGATCGGCAGGTTCCACGGCGGATGCCGTAAGCGCGAAATTTCCGTCCGCCAGCCGCCGTAGCCCAGTTTGACGAGCTCCGGGCCTGGAATCCAGCGCCCAGGTCGGGCGAGGAAATAGGCCGCCACACGCTCGGTCTGCGTCTGCGGCGCTGGCGCATCCCAGGGGAGCGTGTCCGCCACGAGCCGGCGGCGCGTCAGAGCCAGCACGCGACACGACGGCCGGCAATGCCGCTGGTTCGGGCGCGACGGCTGGAACGATCCCCCGCAGCCCGCGCAGAGAATACCGCCATGTGGGGACGCTATAACGCTTTGCAACGCTTTTCTCCTCTCTTGCTAACTAGGGAGATAGCCTCAGCCCTTCGCGCCCCTTACGCGGGCTCGCTGCTTGTCAGCCGCAATCCGCTCGCCGGCACGACGACGTAGCGGTCGTAGGCCCAGCGCGCGACGCGCTCCTGCTCGACCTGGCTGAGCGGCGCGAGGACCAGGGCGACCGTCTGCATCGCGGTGACTTCAGCGTCCTTCGGTTTTGGGGTTCTCGGGTTCGACATGCGGATCTCCTTCTGCGTTGGCGGTTGACGAATCGGACGAATCCTTGAGGAGCGCCTGGACGGCGGGGAGCGCGAGCAACCACCCGGTCTTACAGTTTCTCGGGTCGCCGTAGCCACACAGGTAACAGACGTGGGCATACTCCGGCGTAGGACCTAACCGCTCATGACAAGACAGCTCCCGTGCCAACGTGCGGGCGAGGGCTTCGGCTCGCTCCTCAGCCAGCCCGGCCGCGTTCAGCTGCTCCATGCACTCAGCTAGGCTGGCTTCCACCCGCGCGTTCTCCCGCTGCGCTTGGTCCCACATGGCCTGTGCCGCGTCATAGTGAGCGTGCCAGTGGTTGATGTCCTGCTGCGCCTCGGCTAGCGCGGTCTCTGTATCTCTCGCGCGCTGCACCAGTACAGCCCGCGCCCGCTCCACCGTCTCAGGAATATCATTCCCGAGAATGAACGTACGTTCCCCGGCGAGTTGAAGCGCCTCGCGCGCCAGTTCCTTGTTCTCCTGCTGCGCCTGCTCCAGCGCGACACACACGGCATCTCGCGCAGCAAGCAGAGCAATGGCCCTGCCGTCGTGGGGTGGGTACCAGAGATCGACGGCACAGCTCATTCCTCTCAGCAACGCAATTGCTGCCGTCAGGTCGTCAGTCATGCCGTATCTCCCGCACTTCCACGCGCACCACTTGACCATCATCTCGCGTGTTTCTGTGCCGAAGCTTCCACGCCTTCGCTTCGTGCTGAGAGTAGAAAATCGGGTACTGAAACTCTGCCCCATTGCTCCAGGACACAAGCTCATCGCCGAACAGCACCGCCCAGGCTTGTACGGATTTCTTCGCCATGCTCACTCCTCCCCGCGCTCGATAACCTCAGTGCAATCCTCACACTCGTTGTCCGGCAGGCTACGGCACCGGTGGCACGCCCACGTCTCGCCGACACAGGAGTCACAGCGTTTTACGCAGGGACGGAATTCATCGCACACGTCGCACGCGTTCGCCTGTTGGGTGGCCAAGTCCTCGAAGTTGACCTCCTTGGTGGTGTTTTCTCTCATCGCTCACCCATTCTTGCTCTTCGACCGCGCCGCCCGTGGGCCGCGTCGTGACAGGGCAGGCACGTCAACACGCATTGCTCGGGATCGGTCGGATCGGCCCCTTGGCTCCGCTTCCCCGGCTCATGCACATGGCCGATCAGGAGCGCATTCGGCGCGTCAGCCAGTCGATAGACGTTCGCCCCGCACCACTCGCACCGGCCACCGGCCCGCTGCCAGACCACAGCCACGCACACCGCCCGCGCCTTCGCCTTGCGGCGATTCCGTGCGGCCTTCTCCGGCGCGCGGGGCCTCGGCTTCGCCAGCGCCATGCCGTCGTAGTTCACACGAAACACCCCGGTGGAGTCGGGATTTCTGCGCTGATTGGACGCCACAAGTGGAGTACATGCGGATGGCAATTCACGTACGCCGACTCACGCGGATGCAATTGCATTACTACATCCTCCGCATCCCAAAAAAGCCGCTTCACGTAGCACATTTCTTTCCACGTCGGCGTTCGCGTCTGCCTGCCACGGTAGGCGTGAACGCTCACGTGTTCCCACTTCTCGTAATCGGCTCCGTCCGGCTCCGTGCTGTCAGAGCAAATCAACGCCAATAGCCATCCAGGCTCAGGCGAGTCGAGGTCGAAGGCTCCGTTGTTCCCGTTGGTACTTGTCGAACACAGTTGTGGGTGCGTCGTATTACGAGCCGCTTCTGGAACATGGAACATCACGCGGCCCCCTCGTCGTAGGCGTCCAAAGTGATCTCATTCGGCAGCGGCACCACCACGCCCAAGTCTCGCGCCGCGAACATCACCATCCACTCGATCATCGCGGAGAACTCGGCCGTGCTCAAACGGCGACTAGTGCGAGCCGGAATCGTGAAGCCGTCGAACTCCACCGCGCCGAAGTGACGAATCAGCAGCCAGTAGTGCATCCGTTCCTTGGCCTCGGCGTCATCCTCACCCCAGGCCTCTCGCGCCAGAAACCCCATCGCCCAAAACCAGTAGCGATTCTGGTCGAGACTGCGCTGGCTCCGATGCTTGCGGACGGTGAGGTCCACGCGCTCGCCGGCCAGCCGGGACAGCCAGCGCAGGAAGCGCGGCGGCTGCTCTAGTGTCAGATGCGCGCCTGTCGCATCCACGCGGCCGGCAAAGATGGGCACCAGTTGGGTCATGGCGTGTCAGCCGACGCCGGTTCGTCCGCCGGCACCCAGTTCGCAACCTGTATCCGCAGCATCCGCAGCGCACAGATTTCGCCGTAGAGGTACGCCCGCGTCTCGGTGCAGCCATCCGGGGCACTGGCACATTCAGCCCTGATGTCATCCTCAATCCGCAGTAGCCATTCGTGCATGTCGCGGACGGACACGTAATGCCCGCCCATCGTGTTTGTCTGTATCTTCATGGCTGTCTTCTCTCACGTTGCGAGCGGCGCGGGCCGGATTCCCCACCCGGCTCCCCGACTCCGATCCTGCTACGCGTTGGCCTGGCATCGGCCTATCGGTTCCAACCAGGAATGCCATCCTCCGCGCCGCCGCAACCTCATCGGCCCGAGCGGTCTGAAGCAAGCGCGCGGTAATCTTGGCCCCTGTGCCGGGGCACGCGCTCGGTCAATCCGCTCGGGCCTTCTCAATTCTGCGCGGGGCCGGACGGTGGGGCGGCGTCCCAGCTCGCCCCGTCCGATCCTGCCGGGCCTTGCCATCCTGACAGCCTCAGCTCAGAGGCCCGCGCAGAAACATCGTGGGGCCGCGCCGCCGAATCCGCGCCCAGCCCATCCAGGCGCGGTGCCGTTCCTCTGCGTACACGCGGCCCCAACCTCGCTACAGCACGCCCAGCCGCTTCGCCAGCGCCGCCGTTCGCGCGACGTCGACCCGGACGTGCGCCTCGACCTTGTCCCATTCTCCCGCCTCAACCCAGCCCGGCACGTCCGCTCCATCGCCAGCCGCAGGAATGTCGATCCCGAATCGCCGGCAGTAGAAGTCCAGCGAGCGCAACCGCAGCCGACCGGACTCGCTCAGAATGTCCGCAAGGTCGATGACGTCGTTGTGTCGATACTTCTCTCGCTGCAGCTTCACCGGTTCGAGGCCGAGGTAGAGCGAACGCCGGTAAAGGACGGGCAGATCAAACGCGAGAATGTTGAATCCCAGCACCGGCAAATTGTCCGCGACCATCTGCCACAGGAATTTCAACGCTGACGCTTCAGCGAGCATCCACCCATTGGCGACCCATGCCCCGTTCGCGTGTGTCTTGGTCGCATACGCCACCACGCGGCAAAGATCCACGTCGAGCGCCGCCCGCTGGAGCTGCTTCGCCCGGTCCTCTGCGTGCCATTTGGCGATGGCCTCGGGATTCTTGTAGTTGCCCGGCGGTTCGCCAGGCTCGACGTAGTCCGCCGCGTCAGGCAGCGGCGCGGTTTCCACGTCAAACACAAACACTGCCCACCCCCTTTAGAAAATCTCGCTCGTCATCGGCGGCTCGTCATCGCTGCCAGGCTCGCGCTTCGCCGTCGGCCCTTCCTCCAGCGCCGCGCAGATGTCGTCGTACACGTCCACCATGACTTCGGCCGACTTCGTGAACCCCGATCGCGACAGGAACGCGCGCATCCCCTCCGGCGTCCAGCCGTGCGACTTGCCGATGGCGAACAGCCGCTTCTGCTGGCCGGTGGAAATCGTCCGAATCTCTCCAGTCTTACGGTCCACGCTCGGCGGGGTCGCCTTGCCCAGCTCGGGCGAATCCTTGTCGCCCTCGGCCATGTCCTTGAGTGGGATGCAGAACGTCTGCATCAGCGCGTACTTGAATGCGGCGCTCATGGCCTTGTTCGTCGCCTTGTCGCTGAAGTCGGCCGCTTCGCCTTCCGTCACGGCCCGGATCTCCGACCCGTCCGGCGCGACAAAGTGAAATGCCATGCGGAGCACGACATGGAGTGAGACGCTACCTTTCGCCGTCGTGCGCTCGGTCTGCTGGCGGTCGAGCACTTCCGGCACGATGCTGACGCCGTGCTTCACGAGCGCCGGGTGCGCCGCGTTCATGAAGTCGTCGATGGCGCGGAACGAATAGTTCTGCTGCGCGTTGCGCCCCTCCTTGCCGACGGGCGCGAGGTCGCCCGCCACCTTGGCGAGCAGCGCGTAAATCTGCGGTGGTGTCTCAGGCTGCGTCGTCATGGCTTCTCCTTCGCATCGGCACCACGGCCACTGTCGGCCGCACGCCCGTCTCGTGCGCCCGCTTCACAGCGTCGAACGCGATGGCCAGCGCCGCGATCCGCGCGACGTTCTCTCGCTGCGCCCAGTCCGGCCCGAGCAGCAGCCGGGCGATGTCCTCCGCGAGGCAGTGATCCGTCATGACACCTTCTCCCGCGTCATCATGACGACGGCCTGCGTGGGGCTGATGTGCTCCCACATCTGCTCCTGCTCTCTCGCCGCGTAGCAGGTTTCGCACAGCCGATTGATGATCTCATTCGGCCCGTCCTCGTACTCGCAGCGCCCGTGCTCATCCACACCGCCGAAGCAAAAGTGGATCGTGACGGTGTCGCAGTCGGGACAGCCGTGTATATGGCTTTTCGGCATGTCATTCCCCAATCTGAGCGAGCGGCAACGCCACGAGCCGCAAAACGTTCTCCTTGTCGGTCAAGACGATGACGGCGTGGTCCAACTTGCGAGCGGTGAGCGCCGCCGCGTAGGTGGTCACGCCGCACGGTTCGTACCCGAGATAGGTGCCACTGGGCCACTCGCTGGCCCACACGCGCCGACGCTGACGCTCGGCTTTTTCAAGGACTTCCACCCGTCGCCGCAGTCGCCGGGCTTCCCGTTGGCTGATCGTCCCCATTGCTCACCCCTTCCATTCGTAGCCGTGGCCATTCATCGACTCGGTCATTGCGGCTCCGGGGTCGGGTCGTGAATCGGGAGACAGGTGATGAGCACCGGCCGGTAGTACTCGGACAAGGTGTACCCGCCCCCGATGCCAGAGAGGTGCCGTGTCGTATAGAAGTCAGGTTCGCGACTCCGTGCCAACGCCTGGGCTCGCGCGGTCGCGCAGAGCGGTTCGGTCGCGAAGCTTTGTGCATCGCGGCCCAGCAGGAAGTACGTCGCGCCAGGCCAGACCTCGTACTCGCCGTCGGCACCGACGATGACCACGAGCACCCAGGCTCGCGCGGGGGTCAATGCCGCCTCCGCCGAATAATGCAGCAGACCAGCGACCAGGAGGCCAACCAGGGGCGCGCACCAGATCCCAATGACGAGCTGGGCCAGAGCGTCCTGGGTCCGCACCCAACGATGGAGGAAGTTCGTCATGCGCTCACATCCTTCCGTCGCTTCACGTCCCGCAGTTGCCGGCGACTCTCCGCCATCCGCGCGAAACGTTCCCGCCGCGTGCGGTCGCGCTGTTCTCCCCGGAGGGGCCAGTACGGTCCCTCCCAGCCAGCCTTGCTCTCGCGGTCCGCCTGGGTCTCAAGCCAGGTCTTGCCCATGCCCAGCGGTCGGCGGTCCTGCCAAAGCGACCAGATCGCCAAGCCGATCAGCCCACCAACGACCGTCGCGGCCGACCATTCGGCGAGCGTCATGCGGGCCCCCAGAGGCGCCAAGCGATGGCCCCCAGGACGATGAGGACCGCGACCGCGACGACGGCTATAATCAGCGCCGCCGCAAACTGTTCGTCGCTGCGCTCTGGCACAGCCCGGCGAGACTCAGCGATGCGTTGCTGCAGTTGACGTTCCTGACGACTGCGGATCTCATCGACGCGCATGGGTTTCCCCCCTCACTTTTACCTCGCCACACTGACGCGCTTCGGTTTCCGCGTGGGCGCTAGCCGCGGCCTTGCCCAGTACGGCGACCGACATTTCGGGCAGGTCATCGACGGCGCATCGGTCCGAGGAATCCAGCGATAGCCACAGCGCAGACAGGAGCGTCGAGGAAGCGGTGTCGGGTCGTTCATGCTCACACGATATACCCGCGTGTATATCGTGTCAAGGGGAAATCAGTAGATACGCGGTCGTCTTTTTCAGGCCCAGCGCCCGCAGAATCTTCGGCCCCGGCGCCCGCTTGCCGGCCAGCACGTCATTGAGATAGGGCAACGAGCAGCCCATGCGCCGGGCAAGTGCCGTCTGTGTGCCGAGCGCCGCCACTTGCCGGCGAAGTTCGGAGCGAACTTGTGCGTCAGTCACGGCTTATTCCAGGAAAAAATTCGTTGCCGGCTGCCAGCCCAAGCTGGACGCATGCTCCAGATGATTCGCTGGTCGCATGCACGGCAATGGGTGTCGTAGACGGTCTCGCGGATCATCTTGACCTCGCCGGCGTAGTGCGGGCGTTCCCACGCCTTCCGCGCGACGACCCGCGGCTTGCTCGGTCTGGCCTCGTCGTAGCCTTTCCGCTTGAATGGAAAGCAAAAAAAAGCGTCACAAGGTTGACACAAAGAGTATCAAGTGTCAAAATTCTGACGCGCGCATGCGGTGCCAGAGACATGGCCCGCCGGGTTGGGGAGGCCGGAACCCTCCCCGCCCCGACCTTCAAAGAGGGACAAAACGAGGCGCCGGTCTAGTGCTCGCTCCCGCCCACGAAGCCCGTTACGTCGCGTGGTTCGCCGGCCGTGACGCTGGCAACGCGTTCGATCCAGCCCGCGCCGCAGGCGTCGCACGACCATTCCAGCAGCTGCCCGCCGTCCGCCAGGGCAACTCGCCGCACGAGCATCGTGAGCGTCGGGCAGCCGCAGCGTGGGCACGTCGGAACGGCCGACGGATCAAGAACGCCGGTCGTCATCCGCGCTTCCGCGCGATGACATTCTGCAGGGCGACGACCGCCTGGACCACGCTGCGCGTCGCCCGGTTCACGTCATCGTCGCTCAACAGATCCTTGTCGACGCCTGCTTCGACCGTCTGCAGGATTGCGTGGACCATCCCGACCGCCGCATCCTCCTTCGGCGCGCCCTTCACCGACGTGACGAATCGCTCCACTGCCTCGACCGCGCCCCAGATGTATGGCAGCAGTCGCAACCCAATTTTTAGCCAG